CAACGTCTACAAAGCTGGACGACTTTCTTTTGACTCGCGTTAAAGATTACTCGATCGCTACGATCGACAACGAAACCTTGGAAGCATCCAAAGGCAACGAAAACGCATTCATGGAAGCAGCCACCACCGAAATTGACGGCGCAATCAACTCGCTGTCTCGTTCTTTGGCTGTCAAGCTGTACCGCGACGGCTGGGGCGATGTTGGACAAATCGGATCGATCGCAAGTAACACGATCACGCTGGCAGATGTTGAAGACATTACCAACTTTGAAGTTGGACAGCAGATCGTCGTTTCTTCCAGCCAAAACGCAGCGGTTCTGCGTGCTGGTTCGGCGATCGTCACCAACGTCAACCGCTCCGCTGGCGAGTTCACGGTTGATAACTTGGGCGGCATTACTGGCGAAACCGCTGGCGACTGGATTTTTCTCGCTGGTGACCGTCAAGACAGCGCGACTCCGTCGCCTTTGGTTGTTAGCGGCCTTGGCGCATGGGTTCCGCAAACCGCACCGACTTCCTCGGCATTCTTCGGCGTTGACCGTAGCGTTGACGTAACGCGACTTGGCGGGCTTCGCCTTGACGCGTCCAGCTTGCCGCTGGAAGAGGCGTTGATCGAAGCCGACGCACAAGTTGCTCGTGAAGGTATGGCGCTGGATCATTTCTTCATGTCGCACAAGCGCTTCGGCGAGCTGAAAAAAGCGCTCGGCACCAAGGTTCAATACGTTGACCTGCAAGCCACCGCTAAAATCAGCTTCCGCGGTATCCTCGTAGACGGCGCACGCGGACCGATCAAAGTTGTACCGGACCAAAACTGTCCGAATAACTCTGTTATCGGCGTAAAGCTGGCTATGTGGAAACTCTACAGCTTGGGCAAAGCAGTCCGCGTTATCGACACCGACGGCCTGCAAATGCTGCGTCAGGCTTCTGCTGACGGCGTTGAAGTACGTTACGGATTCTACGGTAACCTTGGTTGCCGCGCACCGGGCGCAAACATCAACATTAAGTTGGCATAAACCAAACAAATCCCGGCCTGAAATATGGCCGGGGTTCATATTAGGGGTAAAAAATGGCAAACAGGCTAATGCAACAGTTTAGTGCGGCGCTGGATCACGGCGTTGTTACTTTGCATGGTTATGTTGATGTTGGAGCTGCAGGTGCTGTTAGCGCATTCAAAGGGCTTAGTGTAGCGGCTGTTGCAAAAAGCGCAACGGGTGTTTATGCCCTGACTTTGAGCGATCCGTATCCAGCAATGCTCGGTGCATCGGCAATGGTAGTTTATAACGGCACTTCTGCGGTTGGAGCTGTTCACTTGAAACAGGATCCTGCAGTTGATCCGGGTCCGGCAAAATCAGTTGTGCTTAACACGCTGGATTTTGCTGGTGCTAATGTCGATCCAGATGATGGGTCGCGCATTTACTTCCAAATAGTCATGCGTAACAGCAGCTACGTTCCCGCTGGTGGGGTGTAACAATGCTACTTATGCCGGGTAAAAAGAAAGTTGCTACGTTAATCGTTGCGTCCATGAGTCCAAAAAAACCTGAATACGTTCAGGGTATGGGCGAAGAGGGCGAAACTGGTGAATATGAACTGCCAGAAGGCGAAGACGACAAGGGAATGGGCCTTGTATCTGCAGCCGAAGCAGTCATGAAAGCCATAAAAAACGATAGCGCCAAAGACATGGCCAAAGCGCTAAAGAACTTCATCTATATGTGTGAAGAAGGCGAGGACATGGAAAATGGCGACAATAACGGCGAGTGATTTAAAGCTTCGCGCTCGGCAAAGGGCTGATATGGAGAACTCGGAGTTCGTAACGGATTCCGAGCTTCTCTTTTATATCAACAACAGTTACGCGGAACTTTACGACATTTTGGTGTCTAAGTTTGAAGATTACTATGTAAAGAACCCGCCATATGAGTTCGCAATTACAGGAAGCGATTATTCAGCGCCTTTGCCTGATGATTTTTATAAACTCCGTGGCGTTGACCGCGCTGCAAGTGGCAGTGGCGATTGGTACACGATCCATCCTTTTCGGTTTGAACAACGCAATGATAATCGATCGAGATTCATTTATCGTGCTTTGTATCCTGATGCTAGATACCGTATCTACGGCAACCAGATAATCATTGTGCCAAACGACTTTGCGGTTGGTTCGTATCGCTTGTGGTACGTTCCAAAGTTCACGCAGCTTGTTTTGGATACGGACACTGTTGACGGCGTAAATGGCTGGGAAGAGTACATAGTAATCGACGCTGCAATAAAGTGTTTAACGAAGGAAGAAAGCGACACGTCTGCGCTCACAAACATGAAGGCAATGCTCATGGAGCGCATAAACAGAATGGCGGCGAACAGGGACGTTGGATCGCCTGAGCGCATTACAGACACAACTCTGAGTTATGTTTTCAACGATCTATTTTATTACGGCAGGTGACAGTGCGGACAATAGACTATAAAAGAGTCATTGACCAAAATGCGCCGTTGATGCAGGTGCAGCAAAGCACAGTTGACGCGTTTAACGGTTTGATTACGCAAAATCAAATCCTGTACGGAAACTTTATAAAAAACATACAGTTGGACGGAGTTACGCCGGTAAACGTTGCGCACAAGCTTAAAAGAAAATTCCAAGGATGGATTGTCACCGGCATAAATGCAAACGAGAATGTATGGCAAACAACTACGCAGGCGTTACCTGAAAAGTTCCTGCAACTGCAGTCCAGTGACGTTGTAACTATTTCAATATGGGTATTTTAAAATGACAACGACGCCATTTATGAAACTAATTTTGCCCGTGCCAGAAACTACACTTGGTCCAGAGTGGGCGCAGGCGTTGGTTGAGGCGCTTGAAAAGGTTGATAGTCACGACCATACAACAGACAACGGCACCAAGGTCACACCGTCTGGCATAACTATAAATGCGGACCTTGCGTTTGCTAACTTTCAGGCGTCAGGATTAAAGACAACGCAGTATTCTGCGCAGGGTGCGACTCTCGGCACGTCATTTGTTGGCTGTTTGTACCGCGTTGGTAACAATCTTTACTTCAACAACGGAACCGGAACTCCAGTCCAGATCACTGACGGCTCTTCAATTGCTGCGGTTGGTAGCGGTATCTTTACGGTTTATGTTCCTGCTGCATACCCTTTGACGTTAACCTCTGGTCAAGCGCAGACAGTTGTCGCAGTAGACACAACAGCGGCCAGAACAATCAACTTGCCTGCGGCCACCGTGCAGATGAGCGTGATTATAAAAGACGAGTCAGGCGGCGCAGATCTAAACAATATTACAATCGTGCCTGATGGATCCGATACAATCGACGGCGCGGCTGCAAATTATGTAATGGACACAGCGTTGGGAGCGATAACTTTAATTAGTGACGGCGTTTCAAAATGGCTGGTGATTTAAATGGCGCTACAAAAGCAGGCGATTGAGTTAGTCTTTGGCGGCGGGGTCGATACAAAATTCGATCCGAAAACGCTGCCTTCTGGTAATTTGCTTATTCTTGAAAATGCCGTATTAAAGAAAAAAAACAGAATAGACAAAAGAAACGGCTACACAAAGCTTGGTCAGGGACAAATTGATGGCAGTCCTGTACCTTCTGGTGATTCGCTAGGCAACTTTAAAGACGAGTTGCTTTTGTACGCCAATCAAAAGCTGTTTTCGTATTCAGAAAGCACAGACTCTTGGATCGACAAAGGCAGCGTTGTATCTGCCATTGTCACGACAGAAACCGTTGTTAAAAATACATACGAACAAACGCAAGTTGACAGCGACATATTCAATGGCGTTGCCGTGTTTGCTTATCAAGACTCCAGCGGTGGCGTGCGTGCAAAAGTAATCGACAACGACAAAAAAACAACAATTTTGCCTGATGTTTTAATCGATGCGTCAGGAAGTCGCGTCAGAGTTTTGGCTTTTGAAAATTATATTCATGTTTACTATTACAAATCAGGCAGCATATGGGTGCGGCGCATAAATGCAGTTGTACCGACAGCGTTTGAGGCGGCGGTTGAAGTTGTTACAGACATAAACACGTCAGATCCTACCTATGACTTGATTGTGTTTCCTTCTGACTTGCGGATAGCGCTTGCATACAACGTGCAGGGAGCGTCAGAAACTCGCGTATGCTTCATTGATGTAAACGGTGCGGTTTT